GAAACATAATACGCTGGTGTAGAAATCTGCACATACCTAGAATCAGCATAACCTTTGGTTATACACACTAAATCAGTTGCAGAAGTCTGTGTCTGTTTCAAACTAAAAGAATCCCCTGTACAATTTGAAAAAGTAGAATTCGAAGAAACTGTTAAGCTATCAAATTCACCATCACCCGTACACAACAAACTAGCGGTCTCAACCAAATTACTTTGTAAATAATTTGCGAAAATACTAGCAGAAGCTGTTAAAGTAGACAAAGTGAGGGAACCCAAATTTAGAATTGTAGAAGTAGCGGACATGATAATGTTAGCCCCGTCTTGGAGCAACAAAGAATTAATTATTTTAAGTGAACTTAAAATACTAGATTGGTAACTAGGAATTATGGGATTACTAGATTGTATCCCTGTCCCAGAAGCCAGTACTGACTCCATGATCTTACGTCTACGCATATCACGTCCGCGTAACCGTCATGGGAGTATCGCTAAAGTACCAGCTAGTTCACCAGCATTACCACGAAGGTAAGATTTTGCCATCTTACCAATACCTTCCAAAGCAACAGGTGCCATCTCCCGAACCACATCTTTTAAAGTATCAATAGCTAACTTTTGTAAAGATGCATTCGGTTGTGAAACACGAGCTGCAGGAAGTCTCTGAACAACTGTATTGACTTTCTGAAAACCAACATAATCAGAATGAGTAGGTGTCAAAGCAGTTGAAGTGAGAGGGCCAACATATTCTACGTGGGAGACATACTCAACCTGGTAGATGTTGGCGTTAGAAGAAGAGGCATTAGCAGGTTGAAGGATGACCATCATAGGAGCTCCCCCGGGAGTTGGACTGGGGGCAGCATCCTGACCTGGAAAGCCAGTAGAAGCCAGAGAGTTAGCAGGGACTGTAGATGAAGGAGTAAATGCAACAGTAAAAGTCGCAACATTTCCGACAATAGAAACAGCCGTGTAACCTGTTGATTGGATGGTAGGAAAACCAACCGATCCTGGCACTAACAAAAATAATGTCCCTGTAGAGGCAATTGTAGCGTTCCTTGTAGAAATAGTCACAGCAATAGATGTGACTGAAACATTATAAGCCAATTCAACATTGGTACGACCTTGTAAACTATTATTGGTCATACCAGGTTGTGTAGAAATTGGTTTGTAATTGCTCAAAACAGAACCATTAGAAAAAGGGTAAATTGAAGGAGTGATGAAAGTATTCCCTAAAGAATCAACGGAAGTTGTATTAGGAAATTCAAACTCGTTCTCCTCAATACCAGCAATTGGAAGCCATGTTTTCTGATCCAAAATCTTATTAATGGAAGCTTCACGCGCATTAGATATTGAAGTTGGAGCATAACCAACTAAATTATCATGATTAGGTGAAACATAAGAAGTTATGGTACCTCCTTTATACAATTCAGAACCAAAATATTGAACTGATAATCCAGCACTAACTATCCGCCCAGATACTGCAGGTGGAGTAGTTGATGATACTTCAGATAACTGAGTTGTAGAATAAGGGGTATTCAAGAAAACAGGTTTCGCAAATGGAAGTAACTGTTGAACCTCTAAGGAAGTTGTTGGAACTCTGTTAAGACCAACACTATTATCGAGGTAATAAACAACAGGAGCATCATTGGCAAGGGCCGGCATGACGTAAATCATGCCTACACTTGAGTTTGCATTGGTTTGTCCACCAATTGTAATCTGAAACCTATTAAAAAGTGTTAACTTTTGTGAAGGTCTAGAAGCTTTTGGTACACATGCACCCTCAGCATGTGGAGACCAGGGGTCTGCACATGCAAGCAAGTATTTCCTTGCACAATGAGAAAGAGTCAAAGCAGGATTATTTTGCAATGGAAATGTGGGTTTCATTGCCACAGCCATTTTCTTTAAATCCTTAGTTAACTTCTTATTATCACGCTCGAGTTGTTTTTGGATTCCGGATTTTGGTGTCGGAGCACGCATCTTATTATTATTTTTCGGAGGAATGGTTATTCAAACAACATTGGCACCATCAAGCCAATGTATATGCCTCGAACCCCAGTGGCACCGGGCTGTCTCACGCGAGGAGGTACTAAAACCTGACGTGCACTTCTGTATAACCGCAGCTAGGACAAAAGTGTAAAACCGCTGAATAAAAGCGTTCGATGTGCGAAATCGCCGTAACCATTTACTCAGAAAGGGCAGTATACCTCTACTTAAAGGCCGGGCTTACCCAAACAATACTCTGCACCAACTAGGTCAAAGCAACAGTTTTATAAAGAGACTGCCTATGTAACCACTACAGTGGAAAGTACACGCTAACTCATGTGGGTAACCCACAATATGTGCAACTAACACATATAAAAATGGCGTCT